CATGAGAGTAAGCCCATGCCTCAAGATCATTATAGAATTGCAAGTCAGGATTAGTCAATTTAGTCAGTAGGATAGCACCATAGGCAGGGGTGTCATTCAAGAACTTAACCAGCTCTGCCTTGATTATCATATTCATAATTTTAATAAGTCCAGATGAGAGACTGTGGCTTAGTCGGGTCACAGTCTACATGTATGAATGTGCCATCAATGCCAATCCTTTTGAAGCCTACTTCAATCAGAGCATTGATAATAGTGAACCTAGAAGCTGAGTCATTGCAGTGAATGTCTGCTGCCCATCCACCTAAGTGAGGTGAGTTAGTAACAGCCTTATAGCCTCTCTTCTGGAGGCTGACATTGTGAGCCTTAGTTCTGAAGCCTGAGTTAATCTTAAAGGGAATGCCAGCTATTTCTCTGGCCTTATCCAGCTTAGTCAAGAACTCCTCCTTCATGTTGCTACCCGAACCAGGTGCATCTGGGGAGTCGAACTCAGAAAGTGTAAAATGCTTTAGCTTCATTGTGTAAATTTACTATAAGTAGGACAAAAAAAAAGCCGACTAAGAGCCGACTCCTTTCAAAAAAAATTACTTTTCAAAATATGACAACCGTTGAGATTTTACTCCCAAAAGTCAGGCACAAACATAAACATATCTGCAAATATTTACTTAACCCTAGTGAATTTTTTTGCTGCACTTTTTACAGACTTTTTGCCGACACATCCCCAAGCCTTCCGGCTTAAGTCATTGGCACATGGAGGGTTCTTGCACTTTTTAATTCCAGAAGACCTTGCACAATAGCTGTCACCCTTCGGAGTGCCTGGTGCAATGCTGTAGCCTTTAGCTCCAAACTTGACAGTCTTGCCTCCGACTTTAGTCTTAAACTTTTTCTCAGCCATTATCTACCCTGTCCTCTGTATTTTTTCTGTCTACCTTCCTTTGGCCTTCTTGACTTTCGGTGCTTGCCCTCTCTGCGCTTGCCAAAGCTAATCTTGACCTGTGACTCCTTTGCTTTTTTCATAGCGTAAATATCGTTTATTATGACTTACTTTTGTAATCCATTATGAGCCTTGAAGATAACCTTTACCCCCAGAGAAATGGAGCTGCTCCGTGTGCTTGCCAAAGGGAGGCACTTCCTCAAGGATCAGGCTAACCCTAACCGATATAAGCAGCATTGGGGCAATGACCAGCAGACTGCTGACATGCTCGGTGTGATGGGTGAGTATGCAGTAAGTAAGGCACTCAAGATTCCAATGGACATGAGCTGTGGATTAGAAGGTGATGGAGGCACAGACCTCATGATGGATGAGTATAACCTAGATGTTAAGACAACCAAGTATAAGACAGGCAGGCTAGTCTTCAATCTTAATGATGAGCTAAAGGCTGATGTGTACATCTTATGCTGGGCAATAGAGGAGCAGTCTGAAGTCATTCTGCAAGGGTACATTAGGAAGCCTAGCATGGCATCGGTAATGGTTCAGCAGAACCTAGGGCATGGCCTCCGCAATGTCATTGAGCAGAGGCATCTGAAACCCATCTCCCTACTTATTGCATATAGGGAGAAAAAGTAGGGTGATAAGTAGGGAGAATTTATTTCATACCTGCCTTGCCCTTCTCCTTGGCAGACTCATATTGCTCTAGGCTCACAGGCCATAGCTGATGGCGGCAGTTGTATCCTCCACGATAGATAAAGATTGTGCTGCTGTTAGTTCCAGCCATCCTACCCTGCCAGCCTTTTAAATTAGGCCATGCCTGAACTTGATCTTTAGTAAAAAACCTTCCTGCTCTTGCCTGGCAGAACTCTCTAGTGTCTGATATGATTGTGCCAGAGTATAGGTAGTATTCTACCCCTAGGTCATCAGCAATAGTTTGTATGTATTCTGAATTAAATGTCATTACAGAGTCATTGGTTGTCTGCTTGATGTACCTATTCAAAAAGGCTTTCTCAGTGTCAGTTCCCTCAATGAATTTCCTAAGAGTCTCATTGAGCTGAGACCTTGTGCCTATGCCTGCTATGTTGTCCTTTAGTACTTCCTGAATGGCTGTGCCGAAGTTATTTCTTATGCCAGCACCTAAGAGTGCATCTTTAGTGGTAGCTATGTTAGTCTCTAGTATGGCCTTGTAAAGCTCAGTCTTAGGCTTAAAGTCTCCGATTGTTATGCTTACATAGTCATTGCTTAATTCAGCAAGCATCTCAAAGCCTTTTATTACTTCTGCCACTTGGAGCTGATAAGGAGCATTTTGTACAATAGTGTCAGCAATGTCCTTCTTGAGCTTGATCATCTCCCTTAAAGTCTTTGCCCTATCCTTAGCATCCAGACTTAGATTGCCAGATAGGTCAATCACCTGGTTAGATAGCTTCTCAAAGACCTTAGGAAGTGCATCATCCATGCGCTTCTCAATGGCAAGCTGAAGCTGCTGAATCTTCTTGATTAACTCCAGCTGCCTCTCATCCATATTAGCTTATCTCTGCCAGTAGATTGTTAATCTTGTCATTCAGCACCTTGAATAGCTTGGCATTGCCTGCCTTATTAGCCCTCTCAGCTGCAAGTGATAGCTGCTGAATAGCTAGAGGTAGCTTGCCTAAGTTATCTGCCTCTTCTGCTGCTGAACCAGGCTCACTAACATCATCCATCAGAGGCACAATGCCAGACTTAATCTCCATCTGCTTCTCCGCTGCCATAGCATAGACATCTGCCTGCTGCTGGCTGAATGGTAACTCATACCATTGGGGGTTCTCCTCCAGCTTCTGCATGATAAATGATGCAAGGTTAGCACTTAGGATATAGTCTAGCTGAGTGCAGCCATTGCTGGAAAGCAGGACTGTCTTTTCATCTGTGGTCTTAAATGGCAAAGGATCAAGGCTGCTAAGTAGCTTGAGGTAGGTCTTCTTCATGGAGTTGTCACCATAGAGCTTCTCTACATAATCCATCTCAATCCCTGCAATAATCAGAGGGTTAAAGTTTCCAGAGATTGCCTTGTTTAGCTGCTCGCCTACCATCTCGGTAGTCATGATGTCATAATCAGTAGGCACAGTAATCTGAGGCAGTGCTGCCTGTATCTTATCACTATCAAGTAGGCCAGACATGAACAGAGTATTGTACCTCTGATACATAATGTAAAAGCAGACCTTTTTATAGACTTGAGCTAGATGAACAGTCACAGAGAAGCAGAAGGTGTTTAGCTCCTTCCTGTCATACTCTTTAGCTATCCCTGACTGAGCTGCTGGTATCTGGCCAAGTAACTCCAGACCTATGGCCTTGAAGCCTTGAAACTCCTTTTGAACGATGTCCTCCTGGAATAGTCTGACTGTTTCAGTTGGCCTCTCAATGTAGCCAGCTGGTGGCACTGGTGGAATCTGTGGGTTAGGGTTAACAGCACTTACTCTGTCAATGTTGATTTCCATTAGGCCGAATGGCGAGCTTGATGCCCGACCAGAGCCAGAGCAATCATTACAGCTTACCTTCTCCTCCTTTCGGTTAGTCCTTATCCCTGTGCCATTACATGTCTTACAGGGTGACATCTTCAATGCCCACTTCTGGGGCAAAGCATGCATTGCCCACAATATATTTAGGTCATCAGTCCTAAACAGCACTTCATTCCATGCTGGTAGGCAAGGAGCAAGCACCGAATCATAGACTAGCTGACCATCCTCTTCCTCATAAATAATGTTGCCTACCTTGCAGACAGGCAGATAGCTGAACATGTACGGCAGGATGAACACTTGAAAAGGCTGATCATAAGTGTACTCATTGACCTGCCTAAACAGCATCAGCCCTTCAAGAGTTATGCAGAGGAATTGATCCCACTTCTTGCGATTGATGTCTATGTATTCTTCTGCCTTAATGATTACATAATCCTCCCCCTCCCAGATGAGGTCTTCCGACTCCACAATCTGAGGGTAAGGTCTTGACCAATCAAGAGTAGTAGTACTTGCCGGGTCTTCAATGAAGTCATTATAGTCTGGCAGAGTAATTACTATAGCATTGGCATCCTTGAGGTAGGTCTTCAAGAACACATTAAAAAGCCACTTCTCTAAACTTCCAGTCTTTGGCAGCTCATCCTCCACATAGTACTCAAGAGTATTGTCATTAAGTCCTATGCGCTCTGCTATGCCTGTCTTCTGGAAGTCAGACTCAAACTTTATCTTAAAGTCATCAGCCTGCTGAATCTTTTGCAGAAAAGTATAAACCCTTCCGGTAGCAGTTGTGGTAGGAGCTTGCCATCTGCGCCTCCTGTACTCTCGCATCCAAGGCTCTTCACTCGGATGCTGAGTGATTAAGAGCTTCTCGGGGTACTCATTTTCGAAGTGATACTCCAGCTCTTCTGCCTTTTCTCTAGCCTCCTCAATGTAATCGTGCCTGCCTTCCCGAACTTTGCGGTCAAGCAATTTAGATAGTAGTACCCCGATTATCTCTTCCATGTTAGCTTTTAGATTAAGCTCCGCAATCTACAATAAGTGTGATAGTCTCCTGACCGAAAACACAGCCATATTCATTAGTCACGGTAATCGTGAAAATGTAAGTGCCAACAAATCCGACAGGATTCCAAGTAACGACACCAGTCTCGGCATCAACCACAAGTCCAATCTCAGTGATGTCATCACTGCCATCTACTTGCTCAATTGACCAGACCTGCTCAGGCGCACCAGAGATAGCTCCAATGTTCAGAACCCCTGTAAAGGTTACAGTCTGTGGGTCTGTGCAAGCACTTGTAATAGTGTTGCCAACATAGGTGCTGCCTGATCCTCCGGTAAAGCTGATGATGTAGTAGAGACCTTCAAGGAAGGAATCAGTGTCAAACTCGTAAGGCAATGGATTAACCTTGCTCACCCAGTTGACAGACACTTCAGCCATCTGGTAAGTGTTGAGGTCAGCAGTGATGATAGGGTCACCAATCACAGTCACATAGTAGCCGGAGGCATCCCAGATGCGACCAGGAGTGAAGTAGTAGAAGTCGAAGTTCTGAGCCGTTGCAAGGATGTCATTGTAGAACTGTACATTGCTCTGCACTACACCCTGCATGTCCTGATAGGTAAGGGTGTGAGTTTTGGCAAGAGCCTTGGTGTTCTGCATACCTCTACCAGCAGTAGTAGCTGTCTCAGGCTTTGGCTTCTCACCAGATGTATTGAACACAAGGTAAGCCTCACCACTCAGGTAACGGTCATAGAGAGCTGCTATCCAAAGGTCAGCAGTTGACTTCTCGTTGGCAGTTAAGGCAGATGACTTACGAACATAAGCCACTGCCACGATTTTATTCTGGAACTCTGGGTCACAGAGGAAGTTTTGATAGCACCCTACATCGGGGCATGTTAATGAAAATATAGACATTGTTGTATTAGCAATTTAAACAACTTGAGTTTTTGGGCTGGAAGCCCTGAACCAGTGCCTGAAACTTTACTTGAGATAAAGTTTCGAATGAACTCTGTGTAGTGTAGTCTTGAGTGGTGGCTACCTCAATGTCACCCTTCACAAATATTGACTTCCCTTCCCAAATCAGATAGCTATGCCGGGTGGCATCGACAAGAGCAAGCTGAGTAGGCTCATCCAGAAAATCAGTATGCAAATCTACAGATAAATCCTGCTTTGATTGTGGCCTTCTGTGTACTCCATTGCTCTGTCTGTAGAGGCTCTCCTCTAGCACAGGCTTAGCTCCTCCTCCGTTAATGCCTAGCCTTACCTTCTGCTTCCAGCCTCCTGTGTACTCAAAGCCTTCTGCTATGCTGTTGCTGTCTGACCAGAACTCAAGGAGTGTGCTGAAGCAGTCAGAGGCATCAATGTTAATGATGTTACTCAGTGAGTAGAGGTGAAAGGTGTTTGGGTCGAATGGCTCACACTCGCAGCTCTGGTAGGCTGTGCTAAATTCAATGTCTAAGACATTGTCATCACCATCAGTAATGTAATTACTCATGCGGAAATTAGTATCACAGGCAACCATTACTGTCCATGTCCACTCAAGTGTATCAGCCTCGGAGTCATAGACACAGACCATGCCTGGGATAGTGTTGCTCCAGTCTACAATGTCCTCAATGGCAAAGCCACCTTCAGACACCGGAGGCACTATGATAGAGTACACTTGGCTGTAATTAGTGCCATCGAATAGGCCAAAGGTGTAATATTGAAGCTCATAGTTCTCATTTATCTGGTCAACATAAGCATTAACTCCACCATCAAGCAAGTAATTGAACACAAGCTCACAGGTTGTCTCGCCTCCGGTTGAGCCTATGTTGTATAGCCCCATCCGGTAGCATCCATTCTTACTAGGTATAGTCACAGATGCCTGCATCTGAGTGTTATTGCAGTCATCCGGTAGAGTTGCTGAGCCTATCTGCTGGACAAATTGACCATCCTCAGTGAATAGACCTACGCTGGCATTGATGATGCTCTCAAGGTTGCCACTTACTACATTGAATTGCCACTGATCTCCAGGCTTAGCAGGCATGGCATAAAACTCAGGAGACACATAGCATCCTGATGTAAAGTCTACAAACTCAAGGTCATAAGTAGAGTTATCGTATAGCCATCTTCCTGCCTGTATAGGCTCATAAGGTAGCTGGTCTACTTCTGAATATCCACCTAAAAAGTTGAATGCACCGCCAGGTAGGTCTGAAACAAACCTCTGCCAGAGCCATACACCATCTAATCTACCTACCAAAATAAACTTCCTCCTGCCTGTATCGGTAAAAGTAAACTGCGCTCTTCTGTAGGTAGTAAATGTTGGTGAGCTTACACTGAATGTCCAGCCATCAGGCTCATTAGCTGCATAGGTGTAGTAGGTTGCCAGCACCGAAGTAGTCCAGTCAGAGTCATTAAGACTAGCCTGAATGATGCGCTCCATGATTGTTAGGACATAGCTATCATCTCCGTTTAGCTGAGGCAAGCTAAATGTCCTTTGATTCTCGTAGGGAGCAGTCGGTGCTGGCAGTCGGTTAGCCTCATCATTGAGCAACTGCCAATTGCTTCCTCTAGCTAGACCGGAAGTGGCTATGTTGGTGATTGAGTCAAATGAGTAAGTAATCGGGAAGATTGCTGAGCCATTAAGATTAACAACATTCAATGCCTCCTTTATCTTTAACTCTTCTGCAATAAGTGGAGCAGCAAATGTGCCTGTATAGCTGCCCGGTGTGAACGCTAATAAGCTTGCAGATGTCAGTACCTTAGTGGTGTTATTAAAGTAGCCAGTGATGTCCAGAATCTGAGTGTTATCATTCACATATAGTGATGTATTGCGAACATAGACATGATACTCCCATAGCGGAGGATCAGGTGCAGTAGCTAAGTCTACCACTAGCTCGCCAAAGATTGGAGAGGCATTGTAGACATCAATGATCTGCTGCACTTCCTGCTTTAGCTTATAGATGGTTGTAGTGCCTACTATAGCTATGGAGGGCAGCAATGAGGTCAATGCTGAATGCACTTCATTAAGAAGGTCAGAGACTATCTGATTGTCTGGATAGAATCCTGCATTCCATGCCTGGTCAAATCGGTAGAACGGATGTGCGTTACCCATTGGTAATGGTTTTATAGAGCATCTCTACCGATGTCTGTAGGACATCATTAATTATTGTCTCATTGGCTACTAAAGCTACTGTAGGGTTGAGATTGTCATTATAAATCTGGACAAGCACAACAATGTCTGAGCCAATCTCAGCAGAGGCAACCGTATATTCAATGCCTCTGTATACTATCTTATTTCCGGTCTGGGTAATTATGTCCATTACATTTGACTGATTATTAATGCCCTTGATGTATTAGTACCAGTTACTGAACTACTTTGAGCCGATATGACAATATATTGATTGACTGTCCAATCTATGGCAGCATTAGTATCTGTGCCTACTCCCCAATCAGTACCTACACTATTAACCACAGTAACATAATTAGTTGTTGTAGTAGCATTTATTACTGATAGGCTTCTTATCAACTTAAATGCAGTATTAGCATTGCTTGCCTGCACATAAGTTCCAAAGTTTGTCCCTCCTACTGCATTACTGGTATTTACATAAAATTTAATTGTTGTCTGTCCAGTAGTGGAAGGTCTAGTAAGTCTCACTTGAACTTGAATGTGAGTATCTGCAACAAAGGTATTAGCCGGGATAAGCACTGATGTAAGCACTAGCTCACTTGTGCCAGTTACTGTGTTGGCAGTAATGTCTGTGATGTATGGCCTACCTCCGTTATTAACCCAGCTAAGAGTGCCTGATCCATTAGTCTGAAGTACCTGACCATTAGTTCCATCGGCATTGGGTAGAGTCAAGCTAACATTAGCAGCTAATGTTGCTGCTGCTTTTAAGGCTAGATAATTAGTTCCTCCACCACTGCCCTCTAGTAGTCTTAGCTCTCCTGCGCTTGCTCCATTGCCAAAGGTCTTAATTCCGGCTAATGTTTGGGCAGAGGCAGTAATCAAACCTCTGGCAGTAGCAGAGGCATCAGGAAGGTTGAATGTGTGCGTATTGGTTACACTACTGATGGCAAAGTCAGTACCACTTGTTCCAGTGGCAAAGGTCTGCACTTGAGCAGTCAGTCCATTAAGAGCAGTTAAGCCTGTGCTTATGGTGGTAATTACTTGGCAAAGGTTATTGTCCTCTGTATGCAAGGTAATGTTCCTGCCCGATGGGATTACATAGACTCTTACTGCCAGCCTATCTGTCAAGGCCATAGCAGTAGTAGGCACTCCAAGTGAGGTGAAGTATGCATCCACTGTTGTGCCATTGGTGATGCCTTCAGGGTTAGTGCTTCCTGAGGCTATTAAGGTAAGTGTTGCTCCATCATACTTGTATAGCTCGGCATAGAACTGAGGGCT